ACTAATCAAAACAATGTAAATTCTTTAAAACAAACTAGAAGACGATTAAATGAAACATTAGATACTTTTAATGATAATGAAAAGTTAATGGTACGAAGTTTGATTGATGAATATGATAAAGCAATTGAAATTGCAGAACGAGGAGTAGGAGCAACTACTGCACCAAGACACAAAGGAACTTTTCCTGGTGGTGGATATGATTACAGAGAAAAAGTTTTATTCTTAGATGAATCTATTCCAGGTAACTCTGATCCTAAAAAAGTATGGTCGGTACACTTTAATGAACCGAATGCAGTGACTTTTGTTCGATACGACACTAGAGGAGTAGACAATTATGGAGATACATACTTCATGGTTGAATTACAATCTGACCCTCATCAAACGTTAGCAAAAGAAGGATCTAGACATTTTAAACAATTTAAAGCAGGAGACACTAATATAGATCCTAAAATAATGGCTAGACGAAATCCATATGGTAGAAAATTATCCTCTAACATTAAAAAACGAGAAGTCCAAGATTTATTAGATGAGATTCAAGAATACAATAAGATTGCTATGGATCGACCATTGTCTCCACCTGAGTTTGATAGATTAGGTGAATTAAATAAACAATTAAAAATTAAAGAAGCTGAATTACAAAGAGCACCTGCAAGACCAGGAGAATCTAGACCAAATGATTATAGTTCAGGTAATAGAGCTATGTATGATTTTGAAAATAGAAGCTATGACTACTTTCCAATGGGTAACGAAAATACTTGGGTCAAAGCAAATATTAAATCGTTAGTCAGTGATGCAAGAAAAAATAACAAAAGATATATTGCATTAGCTCCAGCTGATTTCTTTCAATTAGGTATTAATAACAAACAGAAGATTGAACAGTTCTATGGACTAGGTGGAGATAAACTACCTGCTGATCTACAGAAATTTTCTGAGTCAGGTAAAATTTTTACAAACGCTAAAGGAGAAGGATTTGGTAAATATCGAGACTATAAAACAGGGGAACTAAAAGGAACTGCAGTGGTGCCTAAAGCTATGCAAGATGTTGCAAAAGAAATAGGAGCTAAAGTAATAACTAGAAAAGTATATCACTCAGACCCCCAAAAACCTTACAAAATATTCAATACAGATAAAAATGTTCCTATGTATGCATTTAAGAAAAAATACGAAATGGAAGAGTTTTATGACAATATTGACTATAGAAGCAATTTAGAAAAAGTGGAAATGGATGGGGATGATCCTAGAAATTTCGTTCAAAGTATAGTAATAGATTTACAAGGATCTTCAAAAGGAAAAATGAAGGGATATAAATTAGGAGGATTGGTAGAAGTAGATAGATCTAACTTCGCACCATTATTTTAATGATTGATAAATTATTACAAACTTATACAATGTCACCAAATGTTTCTGGTATGGTTCAAGAAGAAACTAGTAAAGCAAGTCAAGTTGGAAAAGGCTTAGAAGGTCAAAAAGAAAAATATGGACTAAGAATGAAAAAAGGTGGTATGGCTTGTAAGGGTCAAGGGCTAGCAAGAAAAAAGAAATTTAAGGTGTATTAATGTCAAGAGAAGATTTAGAAAACAGAGAAGAATTAGAAATCGAAGAACAAGGTACAGGATCTATTCCTGAAGATGTAGATACTGTAATTGATGAAGATGAAAATGTAATTGCAGGTGAAGTCCCTGAAGAAGTTGAAGAAGAATCCTTTTATGCTAACTTAGCAGAAAGATTAGATGATCAGACCCTAGCTAGACTTGGATCTGATTTAGTATCAGATTATGAACAAGACAAAAGATCAAGACAAGAATGGGTAGACACATACATTAAAGGTTTAGACTTATTAGGATTCAAATATGAATCTCCAACTAGACCGTTCTTAGGTGCTGCGGGTGTAACCCATCCATTACTAGCAGAATCAGCAACACAGTTTCAAGCACAAGCAATAAAAGAATTAGTGCCTTCAGACGGACCAGTCAGAACCGAAGTCATCGGTGCACAGACAGATGAAAAAATAGATCAAGCATCTAGAGTTAAAGATTACATGAACTACATGCTTATGAACAAGATGGAAGAGTATACTCCTGACATGGATCAAATGTTATTTATCCTTCCACTAACAGGATCTACATTTAAAAAAGTTTATTTTGATCCAGTATTAAACAGAGCTTCTTCTAAATTTATTAAAGCAGAAGATTTAGTAGTGCCATACAATGCATCTGATTTATCTGATGCAAGTAGAATTACACAAATTATTCAAACATCAGAAAATGATTTAAGAAAATTACAAGTTTCTGGGTTCTATAGAGATATAGAACTTCCGAAACCAGTTTATAAACAAAACAAAGTTCAAGAAAAAGTTTATGAGCTGGAGGGCGTGTCCACAAATGATGGACGGGATCGTGGAGGGTTATATAATTTAATTGAGGTTCATACGAACTTAGATATACCTGGTTATGAAGACCAAGATGGAATCAAAGTTCCTTACATAGTTACTATTGATGAAGACTCTAGAAAAGTTTTATCTATCTATAGAAACTATAAAGAAAATGATCCGATGAAACAAAGAAAAAATTTCTTTGTGCATTATAAGTTTTTACCAGGACTTGGGTTCTATGGTTTTGGTTTAATACATATGATTGGTGGACTAAGTAGAACTGCAACTTCTGCACTAAGACAATTGTTAGATGCAGGAACATTATCTAATCTACCTGCTGGATTTAAGTCTAGAGGTTTAAGAATTAGAGATGATGCAGAACCTTTACAGCCAGGTGAATTTAGAGACGTAGATGCTCCTGGTGGAAATATTAAAGATCAATTTCAATTTTTACCATTTAAAGGCCCAGATCAAACTTTATTTCAATTGTTAAATTTCTGTGTTGAGTCTGGACGAAGATTTGCATCTATTGCTGATATGAAAGTCTCTGACATGAATGCACAATCACCTGTTGGAACTACAATGGCTATCCTTGAGCGGGGGTCGAAAGTTATGTCTGCAATTCACAAAAGATGTTACTATGCAATGAGACAAGAATTTAAGATGTTATCCCAAGTATTCGCTGACTATCTACCACCAGAATATCCATATGATGTTGTAGGAGGCAATAGATTTATTAAACAAGCTGACTTTGATGATAGAGTGGATGTAATACCAGTAGCAGACCCTGATATTTATTCTATGACACAAAGAATACAGGTTGCACAAGCGGAGCTACAACTTGCTCAATCCAATCCTCAAATGCATGATATACATGAAGCTTACAAAAGAATGTACCAAGCTTTAGGCGTAAAAAATATTAGCGGTATTTTAAAACCACCACCTGAACCACCTAAACCTTTAGACCCTGCAATTGAAAATACAGGTGCCTTACAGATGGTACTACCAAAAGCATTTCCGCAACAAGATCATGAAGCACACATTCAAGCACATATGGCGTTCATGACATCGAGAATGGTTCAAGTAAATCCACAAATTTATGGATTACTTCAAGGTCATTTAATGGAACACGTGTCATTACAGGTTAAACAAGAGATATTACAGATGTTTAATCAAGACCCAAGAATGGCAGAACTGCAATCTACTGATGAAGAATCGTTTACTATTGAGTTTGACAACGCTGTTGCACAAAGAATTGCTCAAAGAGTTCAAGAATTAGTAGCAATGGAGCAACAATTCAATGCTCAACAGAACCAAGATCCACTTTTAGCTCTAAAACAAAGAGAATTAGATCTACGAGCAATGGATATTAACCGAAAAGCACAAGAAGAAGCTCAAAAAATGGAATTTGAGGCGAATAAATTCAGTGCACAACAAACTTTAGCCGAAGACAAGTTGAATTTGAACGAAGAATTAGGTAAAAAGAGAGTAGAATTACAAGAAGAAAAATTAGAACAGGAAAAAGATCGTGCCACTGAACAAAAAAGGTAAAAAAATTATGAAATCTATGAAAGATCAGTACGGATCTAAGCGTGGAGAGCAAGTTTTTTACGCATCTATGAATAAAGGCAAGATTAAAGGTGTTGAAAAAAAGAAAAATGGCGGATTAGGAGAAAAATCTGGCCCTCCACCTAAAAAAGGCCCTTCATCTCAAGGTATCAAAGTACTTAAACTTAGAGGTGGTGGTATGGATATGGGTAATGCTGCTAATCAAGCACAAAGCGCTGCAATGGGTAACGCTACATCAGCTCCAGGACCAGGGGATACTGGTGGATCAGGTGGTTATGAAAAAGATTTTACAGATCAATTTGGAGCAAAGGGAAGTAGTCCTACAAGCACAGGTGGTGGAGGCACAGTCAAACCTCCTAAAGCACCACCTTCGACTACTAAAAGCACTTTAAATATTCCTCCAGTCACTCCAGTTGGATTAGCAATACATGGTATGAAGATGATAGAAAATGCAAGAAGAGCTAAAAGAGCTAAAGGAGAATTTGTTTTTACCAATAAAAAAGTATTACCTATCACCAGAGATTTTTATAGAACAGAAGGAAGACCTCTTAATACAAAAATTGGTAGTCCCGATGAAGATTATTTAAAAGCTACAGGAATAACTGGATTTAAACCACCAAAAGATCTTAAAAACAGTGGACCAGATCCAAAAGTAATACTTTGCCCAGATGGATCTATGCCTCCTTGTGTAGACACCACAAAAGCAAAATCGGTAACTCCAGGTGGAAGAAATCCTGTTACTCCATATAAATTTAATTTTGAATATAGAGATGGTGGATTAGTTAGAGGATCTGGTAAAGTATTAAAAGGTAGAGTTAAAAAAG